TCCAAACTCCATCACCGGCTGGATTGTTCTCAATCAAAGTCTCGCTATTCATATCAAAAGCACATCCTTCAAGTTGTTTTTCAAATAAAGATAACTCTGCATTGGCTTTAGAGTTTTGTTCAGCACCAAGCCACAGCACACCCAACGAATATCTCACCACAAGACGCTTGTAGGCGTTTTCTATGTCATAGTCGATATCTGCATCAACTGACAACTCTGAAAGCGTCTTAGAGCAAAATATCTCCAATCCATCAACGTGAACTGCATTAGGGCTAGGATAAACTTTAAGGGTAGCTTTTTGTAATGTCCAGCGGTAAGGTCGGCCAGACTCTTCACTCTCAGTAAGTCTCAAATAATCCTGTAGAGGAGCATAGAACATAGGCTCAGCAGAAGTCCCATCATTATAACGAATACTATCAATTCTTTTAATATTTAAATTACTTAAATCATATTCTTCTTGGTCAATAACAGTATCAATGTTAACTTGGCCATCACGCATGGCATAATTAATCCTGTCCCATAACTCTTGGCGAGCTTCAGCTACAGCATCAATAATCAAATCATTTGACCATTCATCATTATCTTGATCCTCAGGAATATGCAATTTACGTTTAATTGCTTTTTTGTAATCTTCTAATGTTGTTGTGAAATTCATAATTATATAATAACCACTTAATGGGGTGAAATGAGGTTGAGCCGGGAGGCTTAAAAAACTCAACTATTTCTCATTTACCCCCACCAGAGGGCTATTTTTTAGCCTCTGGTGTTTTTGCCTCAACCTTTGCGTCAGCTCTAGCTTCAGCTTTTGCCTCTTCTTTTGCTTCCCTAGCTTTCTTAGCTTGTTTTTTAAGTTTGCCCATTTTACCTTCAGGTACTACTTCGCTTGCCTTTTCTCCTTTGTTGGGGCTAAAAAGTAATACTTTCTTAACTTCGAATATATCCTCTTTAGTAAGTTTGTATTTATCTTCAACACGCCATTTTTCAAGACCTGTCTCTGTAAACCCTTCAAATTCTTGCTTTAAGAACCCATAAAGTTCAGTCTGACAAATACGTTGAGCCAAATGTTTTGCCAAATGATTAGCAACTGGAGATGGATAAAGAACTTGTGATTTAGCTGGAACAATAAAATCTATCCCGCCAAACTTATGTGTGAAATCTTCTTCTAACGGATTTCTTACACCGAGAACCTCAGACTCATCAAAATCTTTAGGAACTTGTGATATATCAATTGTTTTACGCATAATTTTGTTTTAACATTAAATTAACTATATGACCTTTATAGCTCCCCCGAACTAATCAGGGGAGTTAAAAAGCGACTTAAGAAGAAGCAACTTGAACACGTTCTCCTAACAAATAAACGTTAGTAAGAACATCTGCATCGCTAGCTTGGGCTTCTTGAGCAATACAAACTGAGTTGATAGAACGAGTTGCATGATCTTTCTTGAAAGATGTTTCACCATTTAACACTTCTAAGAAATCATCTTTGGCAACGTCAGTCGTACCTTCAACAAGAGCTTCTGCATCACCTTTGATCTGAAACCACATGTAGTAGCCATCTTCTGACACATCAAGAGCTTTAGGAGCAACAGCAATGTATTGATAGACAGCTAAAGTTGCTGGAGTTCCGAAAGTTGGGTTGTTTAGTTCATCTCCATCAAAGGAAATAACACCAACTTGACCAGCGGAAACATCTGCAGATACATAAGCGTAGATAAATCTACGATTTCCATCATTCTTGATAGCACCCAATACACCGCCAAGTGTATTAATATCATTTTGTAATTCTGGCATAATTTTGAATTTACTTAATTAAACTATAGCCTCCCATTAGACCTTTATTCGTACTTTAGATACTCAACGTTCAACACACCTGAAGTAGTAGTGGCAACAGCCCCGAATACTACCCCGACATATTTACCACTTGCACAAGTCACACCAGCACCATCTGCAGTCACATAAGTTTGATAAACCGCTGTGGATGTACTGAATGTATCAGTTGCTAAAGATGACTCAACAGTGGTAGTAGTTGCATTTGCGTAAATACCAATAGTAATCGAAGTTGTAGCTGTAGCAAGAGTTGTGCTTGGAGCAACATAAAAATCTATTCCTTTAATTAACCAACCATCACAAGGGATGTTAGCTGGAATAGTAGTTGCAGAAGCAATTACCTTGCTATAAACTTTAGCAGTTTGATAAGTATCACCTGCACCACCCAACAATTCTCCTGCGTAATTTACATCAGGAGCTTCTACACTTCCCGCAAGGACAATGGCGACTTTATCAATCACCTTATCCCAAAAGCCTCCACTTTTAGCTTTGACAACACCTACAGAAGCCATAGAAACTACCGCAAGTACCGCAACCAAAGCTATGATTTTGTTTTTATTATTCATAGGTTTACATTATACGATATTTAAAAGTAGCGTTTGACTCTGCGTCTGATGAAGTAATAATGAAACTTCCGGCACTTACTGTGATATACCATCTACCAGCAGGTAAAGAAGTGGGCATTAAAACTATCAAACTACCAGCCCTGACATGAGCGTCAGTTACGGTTTTAGTATTGCCAGAAGCCCAAGTAACCTCAGTCAACGTGTCATGACGAAGACTAGGATTGTTTTGTGCTTGATCTTTCTGACCCATAATACTAATTTAATGATTTATTCAGAACTGAGATTAGGCAGTTAAGCCTTGAGATTTTGCCATTCTGCTAGGTCTTTTGTTTATCAATTGACCATACATAAGGATGAAACCAACTTGACCATCTTGATCGTGAGGGGAAGTCATCGGAGTTACAGTAAATCCATTCTTATCAGTAGCATGTTGAGGATGATCACCAACACACATTTCTAGATAGCGAGTATTCAAGAAATACATTTCGCCAGCTGTACAATATTCATCGGCCAATACTTCAGCACCTCTGAAATATAATCCGCCACCGCCACCGGGAACTGCTTCAATCCTTTTGCCCTTTGCTGGGTCGTTATAACGAACAGCAGGTGTAAGCAATGATTCGAAAGCATCCCACAAAGTCTCTGTGGTAACAATCAAATCTATACTATCAACACCACGACCAGAACTAGCATTACTATATTGAGATGCCATGTGTGCCAATGTTAAAGAGCCAACTGCACTAGACACCTGAGCTTGCCACCAAGCGTAAGAACCGAAAGTAATACCACCTAAACTAGTAACGTCAGTACCATCATCAACTAAGGCTTTTAAACCTAACAAATCTTTACTTCCATTACCAGTGCCATCTCCGAATACCATTGTAGATAGGTTATTCTTCATTGACTCTTTGGCTTCTTCCATTTCTTGTGCTAACAAGTTAACAACTGTTTCCTCGCCACCACGTGAACCACCATTTTTAAATAACTCCATGTTATCAATAACAATTGGTTCATATACTGATTTCCAATCGTATTTAGCACGAGTTCTACTATCTTCCAAATTTGTGTTCAATACCTCTAACCCAGAGTAAGAACCACCAGCAGTTTTATATTTGTAAGTAACTGGTTGTTCAATATAAGTTCCACCGACTGTTTTCTTTTTAGCTTTATCAAGCATTCTGCCAAAAAATGGCATTTCTTTTTTAAGCTGATGAACCACAGCAGGCATAACCTTTGAACGGGTGATAGATGTAAGTCTACCCCAATCTGTTACGCTCATATTTGTTTAATTTATGCACTCCCTGCATTTAAGATTTCTCATCAAGAGCTTCGGAATAAAGATCTGATAGAGATTTCTCGCCATCCTTACTAGGATCATACTTTGGAACGATATTAGCACGATTAGTATCACCACTAGGTATATCAGCATCTTTCTTTTTATCATTAGCCAATTCTTCAGCAGTCTTTTTACCACCACCTAACTTGTCTTTGAGAGTTTGAATTTCCTTATTCTGCATATAAGCAGTAAAGGCTTGCCTCAAACTTCCAAGCTGATGTCCATTCTTTCCAGCATAAGTCACAATATCTTGTGCATTATCTTTAAAGTCTGGACCAAGTTCAGCAGATAGCAATTCAACTTCCTGTTGCACCTTAGTAGCTGTCTCCGCTTCTTTACGAGCCGGAGCAGTCAGAACCTCTTGAACCTTATCAAGTAAGGATTTATCTCTAGAGGATATTCTGTCCTCTACACTTTTCATGAAAACATCAAATCCCTTTCGTGTGTCCTCATCCGCATTAGCGAGTTCAGGTGGAAGTTCAGGTTCATTAGACTTAGGTGTGTCTTTGGGAGTGGACAGTTCTTTTACCTGAGTTTTTAATTCAGAGATATCAGACCTATCCTTTTGCCATTGACTCATTAAGCCATCAAACCTTTCTTTGGTATATTCACCCTCATACTTTCCCTCATCGGGGTTAATAGTAGGATCTTTACCATCTCCACCCTTGCCTTCATCTGGCTTGCTGTTAGGCTCACCATCTTTAGGCTTGCCATCATCTCCACCTTCAGGAGTCTCATCAGGAGTCTCATCAGGTTTATCTTCTGGACTTTCTCCACCTTTAGGCGTGGGGTCACCTTTTTCATCAGAACTGCCATCGCCTGCTTCGCCGGGTTCATCTAACCCAGACTGGAAAGCATCGTGAATGGAGAGTTCGTCAGTTTTATATTCTTCCATAACCTATATTTTATATCCACTTCCCTTGCATGAGTGAGCCTTGCGACTTCTCTGCTCAGATGAGCGGTTTAATAAATTAACTTATTCTATGCCCTGAGTATGGGCTTCGTTTCTTTTTCTGTGCCTTAGCTTGAATATTCCTCATAGAACCATAGACAAAGGCATCGTATCTATCACCGGTATATCCTTTTTGTTTAGCCTCTTGGGCTAGTTTTTTATGTAGTTTCTTCGGCATAATCTTGCATTACATCACCACCCTGTCCTTCTTCTGAACTACCCTCAACCATCTTAGCATATTTATCAATCAATTGAGCTATTATTTCCTCCTGTTCAGGGGTAAATTTTCCATTCTGTAGAGCCATTAAGAGCATATCGTGATGAACTCTAGGGTCATCATCAGGCAATACTTGGACCTGTTCGAATTGATTGGCCTGTATTAACTTGATTTTTTGCAATACTCTCTGCTCTTGTTCATTGTCTCCCTCATCCAAAACTTTCTTTTCACGCAACCAAGCCTCTAATCTCTTTGCTGTTTTCTTAGGTTCAGGGTCATTTAATCTTTCAAATAAAGTAAGAGGATCAAGTGCTTGGCTCTTCCAAAGTTCTATAGCCTCGTCTCTTTGTTGTATACCAGATACAGGCATCATAGAACCAGACTTGATATAAACTTTATTATTAGCATCAATATCAGAGTAAAGAATTTCTCCAGCACCATCACCCAAAGTTATAGGCTCATCAGCTTTATACATCTTACGTATCTGAACAAACCATTGAAATAACTCTTGCATTGAATCCTCGATATTACGTGTTAAGAAACGGATAGGAGTTTGGTCAGCTTCCTGCAAAGCAAGTATTCCACCCTTAGTTTTATTAGCCGGGTCAGAACCACCTTTTGAAACCTCATGATGTCCCCACATATTATCTAACTCACGCTTATCATCCCCAATAGAATTAAAAGCTTCACTAGACATAGCAACGCCCTGACTTATATAGACACTTTCACGAATAGATTTGCCACTAGAAGTCTTTAATCTGACAACTTCACCCTTAGCCTTACCAGACTCAATCCTATTGGCCTGCTTTTCATTCATTATAGTACCATCAACATAAGTATTAGGCTTACCCATAGCGTTCGTATTCTCTGTGATAGCTGTTCTTCTAGAATTAATGTCATCAACTACCTTAACAGACTGTTTAAGCAATGAGCGAGAATACTGTTCGCCGGCAAACCTATAGGTATCAAATTGTATCAAGGGTATCTTTGGATATTTAAAATAGTTTTTTTGTGGTTTAAAATTAGCCATTGTAGCTTCAAGCTCGCCAGCCATCTTGTCATCAGTGGTCTCCATACCAACAATACCTTTGGCAGTATCAGCTACCTTTTGACCTACACCAGCAATGCCATCCTTTTTATACTTAGACATTACTTTATTTTTTGTGTCAGTTTTCTGGCTCTCTTCATCATTGGCCCATAAAGGATTACGTTTTTTCTCAAGCAAGATATTACCGGAACGATAAACAAACCATTCTCTCTCCATATAAAGTTCAACCTTAGCAACATTCTTTAAGTTTTTATGCTCACTAGGATCTTCGCCATCATTCATATCCTGTGTTTGAGCTTCAGTATAATCAAAATACTTAACATCTTTAGTTTCTTTCTTGCCCCATTTAGAATACATATAAGTCTTTGAACGATAGAATACAGCGATGGTATAATCAGCAGTCTCAATACTCTCAGCGTTAGGGTCAATCTTCACACGAACAGGCGATAACATCTCGAAGTCAGCATCATCAGTCTTGGTGTTAAAGAAAGGCATAACGAACATATCAGAGTAAGTTTGCATACCAAGAACAATCCTTTGGAACTTTGACTGACCTTGTATGTCATCCCATAGCTCTTCAAGGCTATCCCCAAGCTCTTTAGCAACCTGTAGCCTCTTCATCTTCTCCTCTTTGGGCATATCTTTTTTAAGACCAGCCACTCTGACAGCTGGGTTAGGACGTGGGTCAGTAAGCAAACCAGACATATTACGGATAATAGAAAACAACACATTATAAATACAAGGCTCACCTTTAACTCTTTCAGGCTCTCCGTCAAAGTAAGCATCACCAACCCTGCATTCTTTCTTTTTCTTTTCGTACAACAACTTAGAGTCATCAGAACGTGCTTTAATCTTGTTGATAATCATTGTGTCTTTATCCTTAGACCAATCAATGGGCTCGGCCAATTTATCAATATCACCATCAGAATATAATTGTTCAATAGATTGTTCTTCTTCCATATGTTTATTGTTGCCCGTTTATTTTATAAAATAGTTCTTCATTTGTTAATGTTTTTGTCATGTGTGGTTCTGGTATTCTTTTCTTTATTTCAAATGGCTCATCCATAGCAGTTAAACCATAGCGGATAGAGTCAGGTGCGTGATCCTCGCCATCAGTATCTAGATCCTCGCAGTAATTTGCCCGTTCATCATACATCTGGTCAGGCATAACTCGTATCAATTGTGGACAATTCTTGAATACTTGCCAACGAGTTTCAGGTTTTCCATCAACATCTAGCTTAACTTTCATGTATCCTCTCATCAAATTCCATCCATTTACACGACTTCCTGCCCCTTTTTTGGCCATCCTGATAGGTACAGACCATTCATTAAGCAAGAATACATCATCCATTTGCTCTAATACAGACCTTCCTGCCTCTTTACCAGCAGATGATATAGAGTTATCGAACACCATCCAGTCAATAGTTTCATCCGTAGGGGTCATTCTAACAATAGATTTGGCCAGCATTTCGCCTGTGTGCTTAGTAACATAGAGTTCTCGGTAGGTATAGACCTTGCGAGTAGCCGGGTCAATAGCATTCCAATAGATAGCAGAGGGTTTAGCAAACCCATAATCTCCGCAAATGAACTTCTCCCAATTGTCAGGAATAGGGAACGAAGCACAAACGTGAACCTCTTGTTTCCATTCTTCAAAGAACTGACCAGCACCCACATCCCAATTACCATGAAGCCAAGCCTCACGCAATGCAGAGGGTAAACCTTTTAAATACTTAACATAATCAGGATCATTATCAATAAGTACAGGATTATCAAAGATAGTAGCTGGAATAAACACCCTTGTTCGCCCTGTCTGCTCTGGTATCCAGATAGTCAAGGACTTTGGTACGCCATCACCCTTAACAAATCTACGCTTAACCCACGCATGTCCCTTGCCTGTTGGGTTAGTAGTAGCAAATATAGAGGGTTTAAGACCCGGAACAGTAGACCTGCAAGACGCTATCAAACGATTGTAGCGATCCTCATCAGGTATCTGGGTAATTTCCTCAATTAGCATTCTGTGGTATTCGTGTCCTTGATACTTTGTATAGGCATCTTTGTCTTTTAAATGCCCAGTTCTTATTTTAGCACCACTAGGGAACTCGAACACAACTGGTTTGCCAACTTTTCTCGCCCCAAACTTGATATACTTTTGTTCAGCTCTATCAATCCAATCAGATAAGTCATCACCATTACGCCTAACAACTAGACCTCTAAACTTTGGATTGTCAATGTAATGATCATCTATAAGCCAAACTATACCAGCGTCAGTCTTTCCACCACCACGACTTCCACCATATAATAACTCAAACGCTCTAATCGATAGGGCCAGAGTCTGTCGTCCCTTGTTCGGTTTCCATTCCAGCACCTCTGTGGTCTGTGATTTCTCCGGGCTTTGAATATCCATCTGGTCCAATATCATATGGTTTAGGTGTTTGAATTATCCTCGCAGTTATCTCTCCGCCATCTTTACCAGTATGCTCAACTCTTTCACTCCATTTTTTTTTAGACAAACCTTTTAAAGCAAACTGTGTCATATTAGCTTTTACTTTTAGCACTCCAGTATTTACACACTTAACTCTTTTCTTTGTCTTCTTATCAATTATAGGTCCAAAGGCTCCAATCTTATCTTCTACAATTTCTAAATCCATTATCTCTTTAACATTTTTTTCCGCTGTTCTTACCAAATCATCCGTATTTAGCTTATCTGATAGCCATGTAGGCATTTGAGCCACTAGAACTTTTGCGTATTCTGAACTAAATCCAGCCTTTAATGCACTTTGCCGACAGTTAGCAAATGTTTTACTTTTTCTATCTAAATAATATGAAAGAAATAATGCCTGTCTTGGATCAACCTTATACTGATTTGCTCCGTTAGGGTTTGTTTTTTTCTTTATTTTGTTTTTAGGTTTTATTCCCTGTATTGTATTATATTCCATATCATTATTTTAGTTGTGGGTATCGGAGTCGAACCGACATTCTCCTGTGTATGAAACAGGCGGGCTTCCGTTACCCCATCCCACGATATAATCTGTTAGCACCTCAGCTAATTAAAGCCGAAGTGGTAACTACATCATCCAAATAAAAAAGAATGGGTTTTAAAGAACATTCACCAATAAGATGAAATGCCAACAGATTAATTTTAAAGAACTTATTTATTATCTTCAACGTTGCGTAAGTTTACAAGCTCAGTAATATGCCTTTTATCATTTTTCTCGATAGCTTTCTCAACATCTCCACCGACCATTTCTTTTACTATTACCGGTAAAATGCTATTAGCAAATATATTAGCCTGTTTAACTGTCCATGCACGACTACCCATTTCAACAAACATTACATCTGCTATCTCATGTGCTTGTTTTGCTACTTTTTGCAATTCTCTTTCGTGTCTTGATTTTTCAAGATTAAGTAAATTCATAAGCCTGCCTATTAATGAATAAAATCAGCGGTTATACAGCCATGCTTGCGGAGCAGAGTAAGCTACCCCAACTATATAACCCCAATTCTAACCACTAATGAGGGCTTGTTAGCCGGCATAAGCCGGTGGGCAACCCTCAACCCCAGAAAGAGAAAATTATATCTGGGCTAATACGCCCTCATCAAAGGTTAGATCTCATAATTTTGCTAATATCCGTCTCTGTTTTATCAGGTGTAGAGATTTTATAGCCTCTGATAATAGCAGAAGCCAACTCATCCCGAACAATATCAATCCTTTTGCCAAAAATCTCTATCTGTATTACATCATAAGCAAAATGTTTACGTGATTTGTTAAAAAGAACTTTCAGCTCTCCGCCATCCATTCCTCGAATAACTACTTCTAAAGGCGATGGTGTTTCTTCTTCTGGTTTAATTTTCTTTTGAATTGCATTCATAGATTTCTAATTTACGACCTAAAAAAACCATCTTCCCTTTAAGTTCTGAATAATCAGGCACTAGGTTAAGATGGTGTTCTTTTAAATATTCGTAATACTCTTTAGCAATTTTGCCCGACACTTTTATAGTATGAGCTTTTGGATTTTCTTTAATTTTTGCGTGTAATACATTAAGCACTTGCATGCATTTAAAATTACAATTATTCTTGTTTGAATTATACCAATTTTACAAACGTTTGTCTACCTTTTAAAATAGCCAAAGTGGATAACTTTTTTGCGGTGCTTTGTTGAGCCTAAAATAAGCAACACTACGCCACTTGACAAAAAAAATAAAATATGATACTATAAATCTATAAGTTAACAGTTTAAAATGTTAACAAGTAGTGAGGAGGGTAGATCAGGATAGCAATGCTTAATCTTAATTTACCCTCTAGCTACATCAACACTTTAATTATATGTATTTATCACAAGTAATAAAACCAGGAGAAATGTTTAAGTGGAAAGGAACAGTTAAAAAGTTTAGAGAAGAACAAGAAATGGTTGACGAAGCAGAGGACCGACATAAAGACAAAGCTATCGGAACAGGAATTATAGCAGGTATAGCAATGTTCGCTGTTTTATACGGAATAAGAATAATGCAAAACTTTTCATAAAAAATGCCGGCACGACTTTTAAGACTGAGCGGGGGGCCTCGCAAAGCTCATTGATACGGTCGGCACTTGACTAGTAACACAATTTTTTATATAATATAGGTCCATATGCACCCAAACATCGTCAAAATTAGAAAAAAAAAATCTTTGCCTATCAAATCAGGTGTGCATTTGACGATGTACCTGATAAAATAGGCAAAGATTTTTTTATTTTAAATTATATGGAACTACAGGGAGCTACAGTATGGTTAAGAAAAACTATTGAGAGTGACATATTTTATTGGAAACCAGATAAATGGTTTAAAATATGGTTTTTTATAATTAATAAAGTAAATCACAAAAATACTAAATTATTTAAAAGAGGAATAAACTTTACTACTTATAAAGAAATTTCGCTACATACAAGGGCTTCTAGAAACCAAATTGACAAATTTATTAGATGGGCAAAGGAGGAGCAAATGTTGACGACACACAAGACGACACGTGGTATGGTCATTTCTATCGTAAACTACGCCAAATATCAAGATTATATAAAAAGAAAAAGAGATATGCCAGTCGTCAGCCAGACGAAACGCAGTCGAAACACAGTCGACACTATAAACAAGAATGGTAAGAATGATAAGAATATTAAGAAACAATTAATAGAAAATTTAGATCAATTTTATGAAAAATAAAAATATAGAAGAATTAAAAGAAAAAGGTGTAGTTTTAAATGAGTCTCAATTAAAGTCGTCAAAAGTAAACAGATCAGTAATAATAAGAGAACAGCAAAGGGTAGCCCGGAAAGAGAAGTATGGCAACAAGATAGGAAAAATCCACCGGATGTTATATCACTATATAAAAGTAGCCGGGATAGATATAACCTGTATTAAATGCAATGGTACTGGGTTGGTAAGAGATAAAGTATGCCCCAGATGCAAAGGAGCGAAGAAAATGTACTCGGTAGATAAACATTCGACAGGCTTACATAAACTATACAGAGAATGTGATGGTGATGAAGAAATGGCTAAAAAACTAATAACAAAGGTTGGAGAATATTTTAACAAGAAAGGAATAAACTGGACAATTCATACTGTCTGGAAAGATTGGGAACTAGTAAACACTTGGATCAGACTTGAGAAAGAAAGAAAAAAGGACAACCAGCAAATAGCTAACTTAGAAGAATTTAATTAATATGTACAAAATAATATATCAAGGTGGTTTAAAAATAGAACTAGACAAAGAGAGCCTAAAAAAGGCATTGTCTGTATGGAACGAAAAAAGAACATACTACGATAAAAAGTCTGATACATTCCTAAGTCCATATTACCAAGCAATAGTTCCAATAGATAAAGATATTAGCGAAAGAAGAATAATAAATTAAAACTATGATTATAATTTTTGATACAGAAACAACAGGACTACCAGAGAGCAGACACAACTGGGAACTAGACTATGATAAATTCCCGCACATTTGCCAAATTGCTTGGATAATATGTGATGATAACGGAAACATACTATTGAAAGAAAATCACATGATAAAGCCAGATGGCTGGAAAATACCAGAAGAAGCCACTGCAATACATGGCATAACCCAAAAACAAGCAATGGAGGAGGGAGAACGTGGGCCAATAGTCTTAATGAACTTTTTAAGAGATGCGACTCTTTGTGAAAAAGTAGTGGGCCACAACATATACTTTGACGTATCAATGGTAAAAGCAAATGTGCTAGACATGAAAAGTAAAAAACTATATATGGGATATGGAGAAAAAGTCTGGGAAGATAAACTGCTAAAAGAAGAAATGTGCAAAACATTAGATAAAGATAAACGCCACGACACAATGAGAATGAGTGCAAAACATTTAGGTTATGGTAGATACATAAAACTAATCAAAGCACATGAAGAATTGTTCGGTGAAAACTTTGATAATGCTCACGATGCAATGGGAGATGTGATGGCTACAAAAAAAGTTTATTTTGAACTACTAAACAAAATATAAACCTATGGACTACAACCCACCACAATCAAATGAAGCCGAGCAAGCAATACTAGGATGTATTCTAGTGGATCAAGACTCAATCTACAAAACAATAAATATACTTGATCCTAACGATTTTTATAACACCAAAAATAAAACAGTGTATTCAGCAATGGTAGAAATGTTTAAGACTGGCCAGAAAATAGATTTGCTGACATTAGTTGAATATTTAGAAGCCAAAAAACAGCTCTCTAAGCAGGGGGGTAAAGCAGAGATAGCTCAATATACCAATATACCATCAAACATAGCCCAAATCGCGAAATATTGCGAAATAGTGAAAGATAAGAGTATACGTAGACAGCTATTAACAGCCCAAGAGCAAAATTTGAAAGAAATATACAACGAGGACCAAGAAATTAACACAGTATTGGCAGAAACTCAAAATAGGATAGTTGGAGTAAATAACTTCCAAGAAATAAAAGATGACGCCAAAACTATTATAAGGGAATTAGAACAAGCCCAAGACGAATACGCAGAGAAATATGAGAATGGCCAAAATATAATAGGATATTCAAGTGGGTTAGAAAAGATAGATGAAATGATAGACGGATTGCGTCCCGGACACGTCTGGGTAATAGGAGCGTTCACGTCAACAGGTAAAACACAATTTTCACTAAATATAGCAAACGCTGTACTAGGCCAGAATGTACCAACATCAATAATAAGTCTTGAAATGAGTAGGATAGACACAATAGCAAGGATGATTGGCATAAGAGAAAATATAAGCTCAATGAAAGTTATTAAAGGAAAAATGGATGAATCATTATTTAAAAAAATAGAAGCGAGCAAAAACTTTTTAATAAACTCTCCGCTAGAAATTCACACAACATACTTTGACATTGAGAAAATTAAAATGCTGATAAGAAAAGATGTATATACTAGAGGGGTAAAGTTTGTGATAGTAGATTATGTCCAAAATATAATGAGTGAAAAAGGAACTAGAGAATATGAACTACTAACCCAGTCAGCAGTAGACCTCCAAAACTTAGCCAGAGAATTAGGTATAACAGTTTTAATAGTAAGTCAGATATCCAACGAAGCAGAAAAAGGCGGAGGGGCAGGGGCAGGCTTCAAAGGAACTGGTGCATTAGAAGCGGTGGCTGATCTAGCCATAAGACTAAAAAGAGATAAGAAAAAAGAAGATCCAGATGATGAGTCTGTGCCAGTCAAAATCATAGTGGCCAAAAATAGGCATGGCTTCTCCGGAACTATATCAAACTACAGCATGCAGATTAAAAGTGGTAAGTTTGAAAAAGATGTAATGTATCTAACAGAAGAACAGAAGAAAGATATTTATAAACGAAAAAAATGATAGGCACATACTACAAAAATACAATGCCATATAAAATAGAATTGGTGCATAAGAAGTCAGGCATAAAATTTGTATGCTATAAATCAACAACAGAATATTTATCATTTTTAAAAGATGAATTTAATATACAAGTCTATGGAGAAAGTCAAAGAAATTATAGATCGCAAAAAACGACAAGTAGTGGGAAGCAACATTCGATGTCGTTTTTGCGATAGCCCACAAGCCTACATAAGATTAGAGGATGGTCGATACATGGTGTACTGTCCAGTGTG